TTACCGCATTAGATCTTATGTATAAAATTTCAGGATTTATTGCTTTTGCAATAATGATTATTACTGCTCTTAATAATTGATTAAGCTTTTTTCCTTCATATAAACTACTTGTATTTGAATCTATTGATAAAAATTTTTTATCATTTAAATCATGTTCTAAACTTAATAAAATTTGAGAAACACAATTATTTTCATTGAAATAACAAAGTAAGAGGGAATTTTCATCTATAATACTTGTTCCTTCTATTTGTGATACATCAAATTTTTTTTTAATTGCGTTTTTATTTTCTAAATCAAAAACATAATTTAAGCTTAAAGTATTTTTTTTAGAATTATGACAAAATTTATTTAATTTATTGTTTAAATCTTTAATTAGGCTGTGTGCTTTATTTAAATTAATATACTTATGACATAAAAAAATATTTAAAAATTTAAAATTTTTTATATTATGTTCTAATATATTTTTAATTTCTAAAAATTTTAAATTTTTACTCACATAATTTTGTATTGTATCATATTCCTGAATCAATTTTTTAATTTCTATATTTTTATCACCTAAATTTAAAAGAGATTCTGGAATAATATCGCTTGAATAATCTAAATTAAAAATATAAATTTTTTTATTATATAAAAGTCCTACAAATTGATCAAATGAAGTAAAATAATGTAAACATCTATCTTGAGGATTCATAATTTGAAAAATATAATTATCATTTACAATATGTTTTAATTTGATATCAAAATCTTTTTTATTACCATTTATTATTAATTTATTTAATAATTTTAAACTTTGAATTTTTCTAAAGTGTTGTTGTATAGTTTTTGCTTTTTTATGTTTATTTTGTCGAGTACGAAAATTAGATAATGCTGTCTTTATTAGTCTAGCAGTACTACTTTTAATTCTAGATCTTGATCGTGACTTAGATCGAGACTTAGATCGAGACTTAGATCGAGACTTAGATCGAGACTTAGATCGAGACTTAGATAGAGAATTAGATCTAGAATTTGATTGTGACTTATTACTTAACATTTATATATTTAAAGATTTTAATTTATATATTTAAAGATTTTAATTATTACTATCATTATCATCATTATCATCATTATTATCATCATCATCGTCACTATCATCCATTTCATAATTAATGACTACATTTGCCCATTTACCTCTAACACATTTTCCATACTGTTTATTCATATAATCAGTAATTTCTTTGCCATTTGGTATAGTATTTCTTCCATAATGCATAATATACCAATTCTTAAATTCTTCTAATAATTCAGTTTTCTTTATTTTTCCATCTCTTTCTCTTGAAATTTTCTCTTTAGCAAATTCTGTTAAATAATCCTGACCTTCGCGATATTTATCACTAATAGCTAAAACTATTTTAGCATCTTTAACTTTTCCCTGAGTTTCAAATGCAATATTACATAACATTGAAATAAATACAGGTGCCCATGATTCAAATTTCTCATCTATTTTTGTATCAATTTGATATTGATATGGAAAATTTTCACGTGGAAATTTTTCTAAATTTTCATACGGTTTATCTGTAAATTTTGACATAAAATCACAAATTCTAATTCTACGCCAAGTACCATCATCATTGCTCTTGATATCAAAAAGAACATTTGTACAAACAACTAATTTAAATTGTGGAATAAAAGTTACAGTATCTTTAAAAAGAGCTCTGCCTTGAATTGGATCTCCTCCAGTAATTTCTTTCATAATGCCTTCATTTATTTTATCACCTTTACTTGGTTCTTGCATAACAGCATATCTAACACCCATTAATTGAACAATTTCTGATGATGTTGATCCTATGGTATTTCTAGATTGTGTAATTAATGTAATAGGAACTGTTGCTTTATAATCTCCTAGTCCTTTTGCCATTAATTCAACTAATTTAGATTTACCATTTGCACCACTACCTGTATAAATATTAAATGTTTGATTTTCATTAGTTCCAATTAAAACAGATGCAAGATGTTGCCACATATATTTATTAAGTTCTGCATCAGGAAATAATTCATCCATAAATTTTTCTATATCTTGAACTATTGATTCGTATTTAGATTTTTTACTTTGTTTGCAAACACTTTTTAAATTATTATATGGAATATAATCAATATTAGTTGATTTAGAAATAAAATCATCAGGTCTACCTTTTCTATGAGTTTTAGTTTTAAAATCTACTACATAATTATTAAAACAAAGTAAATAAGGATTAGCATCTAGTTTGTTAATAAAATCTTTGTCATAAAATAATTCTTTAGCTTCTTTCATAATATTATTTTTCCAACTAGTTGTTTTTAAAAGGATACAAATATCTCCTAATTTTTTTGATCTCATTTTAAGATTTTCTGTATTTTCATCATTGTTTTCTTTTTTCCATATTGTTTCAGTTAGTTCATGTGTTTTAGTAAAATAAATATCATGCATTTTTTTTGAAATTAAAATACGTAGAGTATTACCGCTATCAATTTCATTCCATTTGTAATTTTTATATTCATACCATTGATTATTTTTTATACTTACACAAATAAATTGGTCTTTAAATAACTGATAAAGAACAGTTGCTAAGTCAAATTCTGTAACTTTATCTTTTAAAATCATTGTTTGTAAAGTTTGTTCGATATAATAAGAAATTGTTTCTTGTCGAATTGCTTGATATTCTGTTAAATTATCTGTTTTAGCCCAAAACATAATTGATCTGTTTGTCAAACCATCTTGATTTTTAAAATTAAATGATTTCCACATTGCATAATAATTTGGTATTTCACTAAAATCAAATGTTTTTGATTGGCTACTAAATTTCATCCAGGTCAAAAATAATTTTTCATGTGTATTTTTTAAAGCCCATCCTACTCTTATCCAATTATTATAAGAACCTTCACTATAATAAGATTTAGGTAAAACCATAGTAAATTGATGTGTTTCTTTAATTTCATATTCTGCTATGGAGATTTCTTCAATAAATTTATCAACTAATTCATCTAACATCGTTTGATTATTTATCTTTGATAAATCAAATAAATTTATATCTATATTAGTTGTTAAAGTTGCTGGCATTTTTTTACTATCACGATTACTTAAAGTTTTTTTTATTTCTTCAATTTCTTTTAATTTAGATTCATTTTTTATTTCAAATCTTTGATTCTCTCTATTTCTAGCAGATAAAAGATGCAAATTTTTTTTTAAATTTTTATTAAATTCTTTTATATCTTGTTGTTTGATTGACCAATTATCTTCTTCTAAATAATAATTTATATCAAAACAATAAGATAATTCATATCTTTCATTTCCAGGTTTTTGAGATCCATACATTTGCCAATTAACAAATCCACGAGTTACACCTTCATCAAAAATTTCTTCATAATTATTGATAAATGAAATATTATCCCACATATTATTTATTTCTCTCATTACTAACTTTCTTAACAAAACTTGTTCAGCTTTATGCATTTTAATATTGAAAATTAAATGAATACCATCTTTAACTTTATCTTCTTGAATATTTATATTTGGTTTCTCTAGAACATAAATTTTTATTTTTGTTGAATCTTCTATTTTAAAAATTTCAGTTAATTTATTTGCATATAAAATTATTAAATCAATAATATGCTCTCTTGTATGTTGTCTAGTTTTTATTGAATTATCAAATCTTAAATCTAAATCAACTAATAAAGGACCATCTTCAATTAATTGACGTTCTGTCAAATATTCTTGTTGATTGTTAATAAACACATGCTCATAATATAATTTCCAAAACTCATCCATTTTGTCATCATCTATGTTATATGAACCACCATATATATCTAAATTTTTATCTCCAATTCTTGTATGTGTGAAATTTTCACCTTTTTGTGATTTGTTATTTAATAAAAATGTTTTAAAATTAGTACATTGATTTGTACTTAAATGATTATTATTTATAGACATTATATTTACTTATATATATAATTATATTTTTATTTCAATTTTATAATAATTTTAAAAAGATTATAAATAAATAATATTAGTTTTATTATTATTTATGAGTTCAAATAAGAGTTCTATTATTAGATTAGCAAAAGATGTTAAATCAATTATAAAAAATCCCTTAGAAAATCACAATATTTATTATAGACATGATGAAGAAAATATTTGTAAGGGATATGCTTTAATAATTGGTAATAGTGATACTCCATATGACTCAGGTTATTATTTTTTTGAATTTAATTATTCTGATAATTATCCATTTGAACCACCAACTGTTATTTTCAAAACTTGTGATGGAATGACTAGATTTAATCCAAATTTATATATAAATGGAAAAGTTTGTTTATCTATTTTAAATACTTGGAATGGTGAGGGATGGACATCATGTCAAACTATATCATCTGTTTTACTTGTTTTATCTAGCATATTAAATTCAAATCCTCTTACTAATGAACCAGGTATTAAAATGACTAATTTAGATAATGATAATTATAATTATTTATTAACTTATAAAAATATTGAGTTTAGTATAATTAAACAAATAGAATGTATAAATGATAATTTAAATAGTAGTTTAAAAAATTTTAAACAATTTCAATCAATTATTAATAAAAAATTTATTGAAAATCAAGAAAAGATACTAGAAAATTTAAATAAAATAAAACATTTAGATAAACAAACAATTAGAGTTAATGTATATAATTTAAATCAATTTATTGATATAAACAAATTAATAAATAAATTAAATAAATTAAATAAATTAAATAAAAAATAAAATTAATATGTTAAAATTGATTTTATTTAAATATAATAATATAAATTATATATAATATCATAATGCATTTTTGTAAAGTTTGTAATAATATGTATTACATAAAACTGGAAGATGAAGATTGTAATAATATTATTTATTATTGTAGAAACTGTGGAAATACTGATAAAGACTTAATTAAATTAGACAAATGTGTTTTAAAAGAAAATATAGGCAAAACTGAAGATAAATATAGTATTTATGTTAATAAATACACAAAATTAGATAATACTTTACCAAGAATAAAGCATATTAAATGTCCTAATGAAAAATGTATTAGTAATGAAGATAAATTTGACAGTGAAGATCGAGAAATTATTTATATTAGATATGATGATATAAATATGAAATATTTATATTTATGTAGTCATTGTGATTATATTTGGAAAACTAATTAAAATCTACGTAAAAGCATAGCTTGATTAATTATTATCATGTTCATAATACGTATTTGTCTATGATTTTTTTCTCTAGATTCTTGATTTTCTAAAAAATCTTGATTGAAATAATTATTATAAATTATGTTTATAATAATTATAGCTATCATAAAATATTGTATCACTAATATCATATCTAAATTCATATTTATTACAATAATTTAAATAATTAAATTTAATAATTTCAATTTTATTCAACATTATTAAAATAATTGAATTAAATTGAAATAAAATTATAATTATAATGTAATATAAAAAAATGGATGATACAGAAGAAATTATTGAAAGTGAAAATGATAGTGTTAATGAAAGCGCAGATGAAAGTAGTGTAATAGATGAAACAGAGGATAACGATATTCCAGATAAAAATTTAGTTTTAGATGATGAAGATGATATAGATGATCTAGAAGATGAAGAGGAAGAAGAAGATCAAGATGAAGATCCAGATAAATTACTTTATCCTGCATCTCAAGAAGATGAAAAACCTGAAAAAAAAGAATTAGAAAGTAGTAAAATAGATATTAAAGATAAATATGAATATTCTGTTTATAATTATAAAGAAAATGAAAATAATGTAGAAAATAATTTAATTAAATTTGATGATGAAACTAGACAAAATTATTTACTAGATTTACATCCAGAATGTATTAGTAAAAATTTTGAAGAAATTAAAATATTAACAAAAATTATAAGAGATAAAAATAATATTATAATAGATGAATTTCATAAAACACTTCCAATTTTAACTAAATATGAAAAAACTAAAATTATTGGTATCAGAACAAAACAATTAAATAATGGATCTACTCCATATATTAGTGTTGATGAAAAAATTATTGATAATTATGTTATCGCAAATATGGAAATTCAAGAAAAAAAATTACCATTTATTATTTCTAGGCCATTACCTAATAAAAATTTTGAATATTGGAAACTTCAAGATTTAGAAATATTATAATTTAACATTTCCATCTATTTCCACACTCTAAACATGTTACAAATGTCGTCATTGGTTCATCAGCACTTCGTGTTTGTAATTGATAAAAAGTACATTTTTTAGATTTACATTTAAAGCATGTGAAATCATCTGTTGATGCTTCTAATTTTGGTGTAAATTTATTTTCATCACGTATTTTTTTAATATTTAATAAATTATCCCATAAATCTGGTCTTAGATCTTGATGGGTCATGAATGCTAGTTCATGTGCTTTAAATTTTTTAGATTTTAATTTATTATATAAATCTTTATTAGATAAATTAATTAAAATAATTTTTAATTTTTCTAGATAAATTAAAACAAAATAACTGTTTGTCCATTTTTTTATAAGTTTTTTTTCTTCACATTCCATAATTGTATAATTATAAATACCCTTTTCTAAATTTTCACTAATATTCCTCTCATTAATAACATTATCTAATTTATTTACTATTTGTTTCCTAAAATCTTGTGGATCATTCACAGTTCTATGAAATTTACTCATTTAATAATAGTAATACTAATAATAATAAATTAATATTTATATTTATTATTATCAATTTTATAGTTAAATTATTAATATTATTATAATTATTATAATTATTATAATTATTAATATTATATATATATATGATAGGAGGTGCTAGAATTAAAATCGATTTAGTTTTAGGAGAAGAAGGTGTATTATTATTTGACAATTATTCAGAAACACGTAAGCGAGGTAAACCAACTTTATATGAACAGGAGGAAGTCAAAATTTTTAAATATTTATTAAAATATGAAAATATAATTCGAGAATTAATAAATAATCAGCATTTAGAACTAGATAGACCAGGTAATCCTAATGTTTATAATGTTAATAGAAATTTTTGGTATGTAAATGGTCCATTATCAAAAATAATAGATCAATTAATAAATGATGAACATCTAGAAGATGCTTTTAATATTATAACAGCATTATATTATTCATATCAATTTAGAGAATCAGATAATTATAAAAAATTAAAAACAAGTTCTAATCGTCCTCAACATACTAGTGGTAAAAGTCCTAATACATTATTTAATCACCATTATGAACAAATAACTCAATTAAAAAAAACTTTATTTAAATGTGTAAATAATGCTAAAGAAAATAATAAAACTAATGGTAATTTAAAAATATGGGTAAATCAATTTTATGATAATAATATAGATACTTTTAAAGATTTAGGTTATATTAATAATAGAACAGCTAGAGGTAGGAAAAAAAAAGTTAAACAAATAAACAAAAGTAAACGAGCAAACAAAAGTAAACGAGCAAATAAAAGTAAACGAGCAAACAAAAGTAAATGAGAAAAGAAAAAAAAATTAATTATTTTCATCAGAATAACAATATAAATCTAGTGTTAATTCTGAATTTAAAGAAGAGTGTGATTCATTATCACATTGTTCTTTTTCATATATTTCTTTATCAGTTAAAATTTTTTGATTCAAAATTTCACTATTAACTTCAATATTTGATTCAATTGTTTCTTCATCATGATTTTCAAATTCTATATTATTCAATTTAAAAAAATTTGAAAATTCAGTTAATGATAATGGTTTAAATTTATTTTCATTATTATCTCTCAGCAAAAATAATGTTTTACCAGTAGTTTTAATATTATATTTAGAGAAAATAGAAAATTTTGATTCAAGTTTCTTTAATTCTTCTTTACCCCATAACTCGAGTGTAATTGAATCAGTAAATTCCCAATCATAAAGTTTTTTAAAATTATTATTATTTTTATAACCACATTTTTTAAAAATATTATCATCTGTTAAATTTTTTATTTTAATTTCATTTATTTCTTCATTTGATATAATTATTGACTTTAGCATGTTTAACTAGTTAATTAAATTATTATACAAATTTTTAAGTTTTAATTATTAATATATTTTTTTTTGAGTATATATATGTTTTTAATAGAATTAATAAAATGGTCTATCATTTATTTTGTATTAATTTTTTTAATTCA